GCGTCTTTGATGGCGACGATGTTGTTTTTAACACTGTTAGTGGTGACGAAGCTGAAGCCGTAGTGCTTTATGTTGATACCGGCGTTGAAGGAACAAGTCGATTGGTTGGGTTTATCGACACGGCACCAGGATTACCTATCACACCGAACGGCGGTAATATTCCAATTAATTGGAATGCTTCAGGCATTTTTCAGATTTAGGGCAACTAACTGTGTATATTTTAAGCCTTAATCCTGACAACTCGATCCGTGGTAGCCGAATCGCGCCAGATGGTACTGAGGTTCCTGGTGATGCGGTTGCCGTAACTGAAGTACTTTACCAGGACTATCTGACTAAAGCGCAGCAAATGCGAGCGGACAAACGCGCCGATTTACCTGTCTATAATGACGGCGTGGTTGAAATTCCTACTGATCCCCGGGTTGTCATATCGCTAACGCTAAATAAAACGGCATACAGTGTTAACGAAAATGTCACAATTTCTATTACGTTAGATGACTTTCCCACATTTTCCGGAGAGCGAATGTTTAACGCTTTTGGTGAGCTGTATCGATTTGATTTTGTTGATGGCGTAGCGACTCGCAGTGACATTAACTTTCTAGCAACAGGAATCTATGAATTTGCCAATACCGCCGAGGTAAAGGTTAGCAACCCGACAACTGTGACTGTTTTTAGGTAGGCTTATTCATGGCCGATTTCCGAATTCAACACGGCTATGTTGATATTCCGTTTGGTGGCATTTCCGCTACGATTAACGCTGTCGGTACCGTTACCTCACCGGATGAATATCTCGCGCCAGCAGGTCTCGATAAAGCAGATATTAAGATTACCGGTATCGAACATAATTCATCCGGTGTCGAGGATAATGATTTTGCGGGAACACCTGGACGAAATAATGTTGTTATAGACAACCCCGGGAATCTACTGACCAGTATTACTTTTTCCCGTAACTCGACTAGCAATGGCCCACTCAGAATATTTTTTGAAATTACCGAGTATATCGGCGCCGCTGCCGGTCCTAATGAAATAATTTTTCGCCACGTTGAATCAATTGCGCATACTGGTACCACAACCATTGACAGCTCAGTAATCAGTGGCGTTGCTGATGCCTCAAAAATTGTTGTATTAACAACAGGACACAAAGCTGCAGATAACTCTGGTCGCTCAGAGTCAGGCGCGGGCCGTTTAACCTGGGAATTTGTGAGTGCGTCGAATATTGCCAGAGGAACCCAGGACAATACCACGAGGAACGGAGATGTCAGTATTTCAGTTCGCGAATACACGGGGTCTAATTGGACGGTTCAACGAGTAGAACATTCATTCACCGCTGCCGCTACAACTGAAACTGAATCCATTGCAAGCGTTGTTGATATTACTAAAGCTTTCTTTCACGCGCAGTCGCGTTATTCACAAAACAATGGTGGTCCGGACTATTCCGGGTTTGAGGTCTGGTTTTCGAGTGCGACAGAACTTAGCTTTTTATCGAACGAAATTAACACTGGCCAGGCTGTGGTGGTGTGGGTTGTTAGCAATCCTGATATGTCTGTTGAGCATATTTCAGGAACTCGTGCAGATAATGCTGGCGGAGGAACCGATCCTGATAGCTGGACTGAAACTCACTCTTCTGCTGAAGCGGATGTGTCAACGATTTCCATCTATGGTGAGTGTGCGCATACGGACAAGACTAATGATGTGCATTTAAACCGTATTGGTATTCAGGTGTCGTCACCGACTGTAATTAATTTGTATCGCTCTCGAGATGAAGGTAATCGAACTTATCGGTTCAGTGTAGTCAGTTGGCCAGAAGATAGTGGAAGTGGTCCTGAAGACCAACCAATTGACCCGCCTTTTATAGCGCAAGTTGGAACAGTTTTTTCACCAACGGTATCACCAGGTGATGCGCCAGCTATTTCGCCATTACTTATTGCAGCCAGTGGCCAAGTGTTTAATCCGACTGTTTCACCTGATGACGCACCGGCCATATCGCCAGCCAGAATAGAATCAGTATCGTCGGTATACGCGCCAACACTTACTGCTGGTGAAGCGCCTGCAATTCAACCAGATCTTATTGCTGCTACCGGGCAGATTTTTCAACCGACTGTTTCACCAGGTGATGCGCCCGTGATATCACCTGCATTAATTGAGGCGGTTGAAATGGTTTTCGCACCAACCATCAGTGCATCGGGGCCATCGATAGAACCTGGTTTGATTTTTTCAAACACTCAAGTATATCAACCCAATATTATCCGGGGAGACGCGCCGGCAATAGTGCCAGCATTAATACCTTCAAGCGAAGTTGTTTTTACACCTGGAATTAATGGTGCTGTTTTAAGTTATATGCCCGCTGATGCAGAGCTAGCTACGCGCAGCGTTTCACTGGTTTGGGAAAACCGAACACTAACTAAAACTTATTCATAGGAGACCTGGGGATGCGAAAAAACGAGGAGTTAGTTTACCCTGGTAAAGCCAACACAATTGAGCGAGAAATTTTGCTGAATGGTCAAGTACCCGCCGAAAACGCTACAACGATTACGCGTGTCGGCATCGCGCTTTCAAGAGGGGCGACCAAGTTAGTTTTTTATTCAGATGATCCAAGTCCTTACATCGAATTACCGGATGCTAATTGGGTTGTCAAAATTGACTTGGCTAATGCTTCATTAGTTGAGGGAAAATACCAGGCGAATATTATTTTATATGATGATGCCGATAATGCCGAGGGCCTGGTGTGCCAGCCATTTAAAATCAAGGTGTTGAATGTCTGAACGCTTAACGACAAAGCAACGCATTGAAATCAACAATGTGGCCGAAAAAGCGGTGATGGAATTCGCCGGGGATCATTTGCTGTGGCATAAACATGTTCACAATGTAGAGCTTGATCCGATGCAGGTTCTAAAAATGATTGAAATGGATGAGCATGGCAATTCGCTCGATTTTTCGAGTCGTCGAACCGGTAAAACTGCGGTAAAAGAATTGTATTTACTCGAGTTTAATGCGACCACTCCTGACCAGGAAGGTGGTGTGGTAGCGCCGAGAGAAGCGCAGGCCCAGGTAAACCTGGGATACCACACCGATGCGATTAGACGAAGCCCGATGCTGGAAAATTATATTAACTTCAAAAGCGGGCGAAAACAGCTGAGCGATACCTATTACCAATTTGCCAATAAAAGCCTGGCCAGAAGTTACGGCATTATGAGTCAGGTAGACGGCGGCGACTTGACCTGGGCAAGTCTTGAAGAGGTCGATGATATGCCATCAGATCGTTTGTATTCTCGATTTTTATTAATGATGGGATCCACTCGCCGTTTGGGTGCCAGTAAAGAATCCAAAAACGACCCGCAAATTCGAATTACCGGTGTTTTTAAAGGGGCCGATACTTTAGCTGGAATGGTGGCGAGCGGAAAGTATCACCAGTTACCTGTGGTCGATTGTTATCTGGGTATGGAAATGGGCATATTGAATGAGCAGTACATATTAGATATGCGCGATCAGCTACCTCACGATGAATATATTCGTCAGTTGCTATGTAAAAACGTCTCGGCAAGAAACCTGATTTGGGAAAAGTATTTAAGGCTGGCGATCCAGACCGCCATTAAGGCAAGAATCCAAATTGAAGAACCCATGCCAGGGCAACAGTATAAGAAAAAAGGATTAATCAGTTTTGGCTGGGATGCCAGTGGCCATGGTGAAGCTGAAACAGCATCAAAGCCCGCTTTAGTAGTCGGTGAAATGCTTGGTAACCATGTCGTACCAATATATTGTAAAACCTGGCACGCGGGAGTTGATGATCAAATTGTTGTCGATGATCTGGTTTCAATGTGGCGTTACTTTGATCCGGATTATGCCATGGGTGATGCGTTTGGTGTTGGACTGCTAACATCAGTCAACGACAAACTGTTTGAAGAAAACCTGACTACCATCGACCGACTAACCATTGGGGATGGCGATTCTACGGCCAGCACCTGGCCAGAATGGGCATTTAGTCCTATTCGATTTGAAGGAATGGTGAAGCATCAAATGGCACAGGCGGCACGGTCTATTTTTCACCAGAAACATGCAGCTGTTCCTTATGTGGATGATCTGGATGATAGCGACCCGGCTGTGGCAGATATGCGGCTACTTCAACGGCAACTGGTGAATATCAAACCAGTGGCCACCGGTGCCAGTTATTCGAGTTATGAAATGGCAGATAAAAAATTAGGCGATGACTTATTTGATGCCTTTATTGCCATGGTATGGGGTTTCGCGACGCGCGGCGCCGGACAAGTTTCAACAATCGTGACGGTAAAAACCAAAAGCCGGGCAGAATTGTTGGGTGGACAAGATAATTTAATATTGGGAGTCATACAATGAGCTTAAAGGAAAAATTATTTGGTTGGATGAATCGCCAGGATTCACCAATTGCAAGCCAGGAAAAGGTGACGCCTATTGAAAAACCAGGCAAAGGCAGCATAGCGACACCGGAAAACTCAATTCAGTATATTCACCGAAAATTAATGGTGGATACATCAAGACGGGCGGCAATTTTAGAAATTCGTCAGATGGACAAGCTGGATGGTCGGGTCAAAAAAATTCATAAAAAGATCGCGCGTGATGCCGTAAAGGGCGGTTTAAAAATATCCTGGAAAAGCAAGGAGAATAAACGTGTGACGACACTTTTTAAGGAATTTATTAAACGCCTTAAATTACATCGACGTGAAAAGCTGGAGAGTGACGCGCGAGGCCTGGCAATGGAAGGGAGTTTGCCGCTCCAGGTTGTAATCAATGATGGCAAAATTTCTGCGGCACTGAGAATGCCCAGTGAAACTATTGTGCCGAATGTGACTGAAGCGGGCACAATCGCGAATTTAAACGCGGCTTATCACCAGGTGGATCCCAATACTCAGCGCGTGCTTGCAAGCTTTCCTTATTGGCAATTATCCATGTTACGGCTAGAACCAGATAATTTTGATGATCATGGTTCCATGGGCAGGCCTTACCTCGATGCAAACCGGCCCGTATGGAAAAAACTGGCTATGACCGAAACTGATTTGGTGGTTCGCCGTCGCGAACGGGCACCACTCAAATTGGCGCATTGTCTCGACGGGGCCAAACCCGAAGAACTAGACGAATACAAAAAAGAGGCAGAGGCGGCCCAGGGCGATGTGCAAACTGATTATTTTTCTAACAAGAAATTATCGGTGACCGCCATCCAGGGCGATACCAACCTCGATCAGATTGCGGACGTTAATTATTTACTCGATACCTTTTTCGCCGGTAGCCCGGCGCCGAAAGGATTATTTGGTTACGTAGGTGAGCTATCGCGCGATATCCTGGAGGACTTAAAAAAGGATTATTTTGAAGAAATTGACGGCATGCAGGACACGCTGTCATTTGGGTACTTTGAATTGTTTCGCCTGGACTTGATGTTAAAAGGAATTAATCCGGATGCTCATGATTTCTCTATCGGATTTGCCGAGCGACAAACTTCGACACCTAACCAACGCGCCGACCTGGCATTAAAACACCAGGCGATGGGATTGCCTCAGTCAATGGTGTGGGACCAGGCAGGTGTCGATGTGGTTGAGGCGAAAACTAAATTGAAAGACGAGGGAAGTCCTTTTGACCCTTATCCTGGCCAGGGTGGTGGGAATCATAAAGTGTCGATTACACCCAACAATGCGCCTAAGCAAGAAAGCGCAACTAATATTAATAACGGTTAATTATGCCATTGCGTCAAAACGCCATTATCCGCCGTGCAAGCTGGCGGTCACAAGACCGGGCAAACCGCCTTGATGCTGATGTACTCAGTGAACTAGAGGCTTTGTATCGCGCGGTTTTAGTCGACCTGCAGCAGCAGGTGAATA